AACTTTAAAGTACAATAAAAAGACGCAGTTATGGACTTATAAAGGTAAGACTATGGATTACGTTGACTTGTTGAAATTCCTTGTCAGGTATACGAGAAAAAACTTTATAAAAAAGAAAGTACAATGGTAAAAAAATATGTAGGGATTGATCCTTCTATGAGGCTTAACGGTTTTGCAGTGTGTATTATTGATGAGAATAAAGTCTATTTTGGCAAATATAAAAAACTTGCTGACTGGGCAAAAGATGCATTAACCTGGGCAACTGATATAGTGGTGGTTGTGGAGGATTCATCCCTACAAAATATTACATTTAGAAAATATGTAGATGGCAGATCACGAACGAAAATAAGCCGCAATGTAGGCATGAACCAAGGCGCAAGCCGATTTACGATTGATTGGTTAGAGTTGTACGGACACACGGTAAAAGGAATATCACCACAAGACAAAGGTAGCAAATGGACATTGGATTATGCTATGTCTGTAATTAAAGGGATGAAACTTGAATTAACCGGAAATAAAAAATTATCTCAAGATGAAATTGACGCATTTCAATTAGCGTTGATTGCTAAAGCCTATTTCAAATGATACAGGAAAAAGTAATTAGAAAAAGAATACATAATCTACAACAAATTTATTTTGCAGAATCAATGAAAGATCGCAGACACCAAGATAAATGGTTTATGGGAATCATTGAGCAAAGAATGAAACAAGAAAAAACAAAATTATCACTTTTAAAAATTGGAACAAATGGCAACTAAAAATTATGGTTTAGACAAAAAACAAATAGCACTTTGTGAAGCTATGTTAACAAAATATCCTAAACCAATTAAAACAAACAATGTTGTATCTTCAGCAGCTACGCTTGTTTCTTTTTATAATAGCATTGACGAAAATAATAGAACATATTATGAGTACATGAATCCAGAAAGAATGGTATCTTTGCTATGGCAGATAACAAAAATGAATAGTGAAAAGGAAGATGTTAAAGAATCGGCAGTTAGATTATTGAATAAAATAATGGTTAAGATAGTTGTTAATTAATGTTTGTGAGTGTTTAAAAAGGTGTTTTGAGGCGCAGGAGCAAAAACTTGCGCCTTTTTTTATTCCCATACCACACCTTGCTGAACGGCATAATCTAATATTCCTTTTGCGTGAGCCTTGGCAATGCTTTGCTGCCAACTATTATCAATCATTAGGCAAGCATCATTGTAATTAGTAAAGAAACCATTTTCAGATAATACTGCTGGCATAGATATCCCAGTTAACATCGTAAACCTTGCCTCTCTGTCCAAATCACCATCTATATAATCTGCTCTATGCACCCAGCCAGGAGTGGCAGTACGCACTTGGTCACCAATGCAAGTTGCAAGGAGATCCGATTTAGTTTGTCCTGGTGATGTAAATATTTCCCATCCTCTAGCAGTCGGAGTTGCAGCATTGCCATGAATGGATACTAAGATGGAGTGCTGAGCCATAGAAGCGTAAGAGTTGGCAAGTTGGCAGCGTTTATTTAAAGATGTGTCTGTAACTGGCTCATAAATCTTTTTTACTTGAAAGCCATAATCAATAAGGTATTGCTCTAAATAGTTAGCTAATGAGCGATTAAACACTCCCTCAAAAAACCAGCCATAGGAATGAAATTTCCCTACTCTGTGCTGATAGCATTTAGATGGATAGGTAACATATTTTTCAGGACCCGTTCCCTTGCCAATGCCACCATGCCCGGCATCAAGGCATATTAAAAATTCGTTTGGTTTCATTCTGCAAATTGAAAATTATAAACTAAAGATTTTGTACTATCTATCGTGTAATTCATCCATACACCTCCACCAGCTTTAGGAGCTAAACCTTTCTCCACGACATAGCCGTTAAACTCTGTTGGAGCGTTTTGGTAAGTACCTGTTTTGATATGCCACTGCTGGTCAAGATATTCTTTGTATCTTGAAAGTCTTTGTCTTGTGATTGGTACTATCCAGCGGTCGTGTGTGTGGCCAGAGATAATTATGTTGCAATCTGGCAAATAAACCGCTTTTCTGTTTGTATTTATGACATCGCGCGTTACTGGACCTCCACCTCCAAAACCATGATGGAATCCAATGATAAGGGGATGTGAACCAGTTTCTTCTAAATAAGAAAAAAACCTACAATAAATATATCCTGAATAATTGCCTTTCGCAATATCCAATTTATAAGCAATTTTGTCCGCAATGCCATATTCAATTCTCCGCTCAACCGATGTTTCATGGTTGCCTGGGGAATAAAAAGCAAGTACCTCTTTGTACGGTGTAAGAAAATCTACTACATCGTTAATGACCTCATCAATGTACTTTGATGAATTGTATTTAGGATTAAGGTCACCTTTATTACTACGCGGATCGTACTTACCTTGCATTAAATCAAGTAAATCACCAAAAATAAATACTGGAGCATTTCTTTTAAGTGCTAAATCTAAGTGCTGCTTTAATTTGTCACGGTCACAATGCACAGAATCAAGGTGAACATCGGATATAAATAGCATCCATCGTTCTTTTGCATAAACTTGATAATCTTTAAACTCATGCGTGTTCGGAAATATCTTGTTAAGTTTCATGTTGTTTTATTTTAAAGGGGATAAGAATACATCCTATCCCCTCGGCACTAAGGTAGCGAATCTCAACTGCGCCTATAATTTAAAACCGATAAGCAAAAAAGCTGCGGAAATCAAAGATAGCTTAGGAGGTAATTTTACCTCTATCTCTTTGTTAGCACATTCTTTGCTTGTCTCTTTAATTTTGTCCCAAATAATTTGAGCCAGTTGAATATATTGCCGCCAAGTAAATTTTATTTTGTTGCTTTCAAGATATACATTTACCTCTCCAGCTAATTCGGCAAAATTCATTGAATAACAAGCGATATCTCCAATTGGACTTTTAGGAGTTTCTGCGTTTTTTAACGCATTTTTTAAATTTGTTTCTATCATTTTTTTTGTTTTTAGCGTCTGAAAAATCTAAGAATAATTGTACCAATATTTGTTCCAGTTATCGATTTTATGTTCTCCGAAATACTAAACAATTCCGTGGCTGCAATGATGAAGCTGACAGAATAGGTAATTTGTGAAGGCAAACCAAATGTTATACTTGCACCGTGGAATATCATAATACCACAGAAATACGTTACTATCTTTTGCGATGTCCGATATAGTCCTTTGCTTGTGATTTGCTCTCCCCTTTTTCGAGCAGCCAATATACCGGTAATAGTATCAGTAAAAACCACAAAAACAGTAAACAAAAGAAATCCTTTAATTGGTATAAAAAAGGATGCGATAAAACCGCAGCACACGGCAAAAGCAATGCCATCGTAACCAAGTTTAAAAATGTTGTAGATAACTGCTTTCATTATTCAAGTTTTATTAACCTTACATCACCATCCACCGTTGCAAATTTGCCATCAGTGTATTTATACAAGTCGTATTTAATTGAGTTAAAGGTAAAGCTAATTTGATTAGTAAATGTAGCTAAAAGTAAGTTGGTTGAAATCGTGTAAACTTTGCCGTTATCAGGATTGAAAATTAAACGCTTGTTGTTGTTTAACTCAATAACTCCATCAATAATTTCACCGTTAAAATTTAACTTCCAGTCTCCAAGAAACTTTGCCGTGTCCCTTTGAGCCGTTGTAAAATAGACAGGCTTACCACTAATTTGAACGTGCAAGTCATTGTAGTAATTAATCCTTTGCACCGTTTTGCCCTTTGTAATAATAGGCTTAGCGTGAATGGCTAACGTGTTACTTTGCCTTTCAGCATCGGTAACAAGGCTTTGAATGGCAGTTGCACTATCGCCCAATATTTGCTTTGAGCCTGTGACTGTTGAATCAGACAAAGTAGTTTGCTGAATAATGTAATAAATGTTTCCTTGCTTTTGAATGTAAACAGTATCCTTTACGACATCTTGCGCAAAGGAAAACAAGGGAAGGAATAAAAATAGGTATCTCATTTTATTTATTTTCGAGGATTAATATTCTTTGTTCAAGGGCTTTGATTAGCAAATTTTGTTCTTGTATGGCTTTGGTGATGACTGGGATTAATCTGACTGCATCAAAATAAATAAAACCATCATTCATTGTGCCTGTTGCTTCTGGAACAATAGGATAAACATCTTCGGCTATAAATCCAATATCCGTACCTTCTCCATATTTATTTTTATCTATATAATTAAAAGATTTTGGTTGTAATTGCATTATTTTATCTAAGCCATAATTTAAGTTATTTACATTTTCTTTTATGGTAATAGATGATGCGGCTGATAAAGTACCATCAGCAGCAGCATTTACTGCTCTACTTCCTGAACCTGATAAACTACTAAAAATAGATGTACCAGTACCTAAAATTTGAAATAAATTAATATTTCCATCATAAGTTTGAACCAAAAGTGAGTTATGATTACTTGCCGAACCTCCTCTTGTTGTTAATCCTTCTCCATTTACATTGCTGTTGTAAAATATAGCGCTATAAGCATTAGCTGTACTGTGTGATATTCGT